ACTGTTATATTTTGGTACAAAAAATTGACTACATATCCAGACTATCACATTATTTCAGAGGAACTTGAGTATAAAATAGACTATAGAATAAAGTATCAAATCGAAGATGAATTCTGGAAAAATGAAAGTAAGGATTGGGATGGTGTACTCGATGAATTCTATGTACTCGTGAGTGGTAAGAACTTCAGAAATACAATTGTTCCACAAAATGTCAAGAAACTGATACTAAGAGTCAAGTATTGGTATGGTGGTAAAATATATAAGGCGGTATCAACGAATATAAACTTCAAACCAGGGCAAGTTGTCGAGGAAGGTATGAAGTTTTCAATCCCAATTAGTAGTGCTTGGATCGTGGATCATGATGATAAACCACAGGTAAACATTACTGAAAAGGTCAAAAGATATACTGGACCGAGAAATGATTTCCACGGGGAATCTGTACCATTACAAGATTTTCTATATTACACAACGAAGATGCTTCAGAAGAAGTACCCCAAAGTGTTACTTTTAAATACAATAGGTATGAAAAAGATTTTACTTACACGTGAAGACCTTACAACTGATCTTCGGATACCTTAGTTGCGAGGTAGAACTTGAGATCACCTAGATTGGCGACGTTATACTTCAAGATTAGGAATCTATTACCCTCTTCCTGCATGATTTGCACAGACGCACACATACTCGTCGCCTTTGTAAATATATTCAGGTACCTCAAAGAATAGAGTCCACCAATTTCAGAACTTTCTTCGGGACATTTAATACATGTCTCCTGTGAGGCAAAATCACCGTTACATTTTAGTCTGAAATCAAATCCACTTCTCGTGATTTCAATATCCGTTCCAATATTTGACATGTCCCGGCAGAGTCTCTGGAAATCCGCCGATGGTAATATTGTATTACTTGTCATCGTAACATTTGGAACTTCAATGCGCGATTCATTAATGTCGAGAAGTTTAAGTTGAAAATGTGTGTTCGTCTTTTTAGAATCACTTATAATTTCAATATCCATATGTTCTTTTGAATTGATTTCAATTTTCAAGACATCATTATTTGTAATTGTTTTTAAAAGTTTGAAAGTATTTGAAATATTAATTCCAGCGATAATCTCTTGTTCACAAGAATATTCCTCAAAATTGTCTGCTGCCAAATACATATCAACTAGGGATGTCCTAGCTGTGTCGAGGGTTACGATATACATTCCATCCGGTTGAAAGTAAATGTTAACATCATTTAGAATGTCCTTGAGTACTTCAAAGATGGACTTTACGGCCGAAGCTTGTATAGTCACTAATTTCATATCTATACAATATTGTGCGTTAGATCTTTAAATCTGTTCCGAATAAACAACGCCTTTCGCGACATCTCTATTAATCTTGTCTTCAAGATCTCGTGTCATGGCTGGCTGTAGTGACTGACCGTAGTTATCAAGTGAAAATATATCAGTGTCGTTATCATTACTATCAAGGGTAGTCATAGTACAGGCCCCACCCAAGCCACAATGTTCTACATCTTTGGCTGGTAAAAGTGATTCCAGCCAATTTTTTATTTCGTTCCCCACCAAAATCTTTCCATTTTTCGTTAACATGGTGGGTACTCTGGTGATTTTATTGTGGTATGCGGGTGGGACACCTTGAGTATTGACATTGTGATAGTGTACAATTTGTTTCAGTTGAGTGTGTCTGTTCACATACTCTACGATCTCCATTGAATGTTTGCACCTCGGGCTGTAGACCAGGAGTGACATCTAATATGTATATGGGATTTTCTAAAAAAAAATTAACGCATACTAGTAAAGATGAATGTCCTTTTGATAATCGCACTTCTTGTGATTATTGTCCTGTTGACTCAACGAGAATCGTTCACAGAGAGCTTTGGTCTTTCAGGCTACACAAAACCAACCGGATCTATTAGATTTGATGATGCCAACCCGGACCTCAGTGCTTACACTCAGGCCGAGGCTAAGGTCAGCAACGATCTCATGGAAAAGTTTATCATGATGACAAACAAAGAAATTTCAAAGCGCACGGGGCTTTGCACGTATGTTATCGAAACCACTTCAGTGAAGAAATATGATAGTAGTTCAAACAATTTGTATCAGTGTGCGTTTATGGTTGTCAAGAATAACGGGTTTGCATTCGGTTTCTCTGTGACAGCTTCGTTTGAAGTTCAAGGTGAAGATGTCAAACTTGTCTCTCTCCGCTCACAACCACTTGGTGTTCAAACACCAACCAATATCGCGCCATACACAGAGGGTTCGTCTGGTAAAGAGTTCTTGGATTACAAGTTAGTAAAAGAAAAGTCAGAACCAACTTTGAGTGAGTTTGAATCGGCTAAAAATAAATTGCGGTAATTGTAATGATCAGTATCAATGATGTGACGAAAATTGATGAAAAAAGAAAACAGATCAAAAAGGAAATATACAAAAAGATATATGAACAGTTTTCTCGAAAGATTAAAAAGGCGGTTGAGTTTGGTAATAAGCAGATATTTCTTACAATTCCGACGTTCTTAGTTGGATACCCGGTATTTGATCGATCAGCGGCCGCCCATTACGTGGCACGTCAATTCAAACATGGTGGTTTCAATGTAAACGTCGTCGGTGAATACGAAATATATGTGAATTGGATTGTAGATAAAAAGAAAGATTCGAGAAATACTGAACATACAGACGAAACACAGTTCCCTGATTTAATGAACCTTAAAAAGATTGCAAATAAGTACAGGAGAGGTGCGTAGTAAAGGGTGTAATTAAAAAACCTCTTAATCATAAATGGATAATTTAAATGTACTGGTTGAAGCCAAGCGCGAATATTTGGGTCAACTTTGCCTTATTATGTCTCCAGCTATGATTGAAGTTTTCCAAGATATGTATGATGAAGCGACAAAACTTTCAAAGGGGCGAAAGACTCTCGTCATGTTCCAAAAACTTCTCAAGGAAGTTCCAAACTGGTCGAACGCCATGTCGAAGCAGCACACCGATAACATCGCGAACCGCTGTGCGTGGTTTAACGACTTGTTGGCGGCTGTTTTTGTTGCGTGTACTAAGATTCTTTCAGCTGTTCGTCTCAAGGCGGACAATAAGAAGATTAGTCTCAAACTTCCAACAAATGAAGTTTTCATTCAAACGTGTTACAACAATGCTGCGAAAGATCTCTACAAAGACCCCTACGTGTTCCACGACGAACAAAGTGAATATGTGCGCGATGAGAAGTTAACTGAGCGTTTTTGTGCGTGTATCGAAGCTAGTGTTAAAGAGCTTATCCCAGTTCAACAAATTCTTCAAACATACATGTCCCAAGAGACCCGAGACATTGACTTGGATGGAGAAATTCAGGATAGCGAAGACCCCGACGTTTTCGAGGGACAAGATGCCGAACCAGAACCATTCCCAGAAGAAGAACAAGAAATGGAACCAATGCCCGAAATTGGTGGTGAGGTGGAACAGTTGCAACCAACCGGTCTCGAAAATGAATTTAAGACCGTCCCCGGTGTCCAGGCCCTTGAACCAGAATGTGAACCGGAGATGCAACCAGTGGAACACCAACCACAACAACCAGAGGAAGATGATAACGTCTTCTTCGGTGATGCACCAGAAAGCCGTACAAAAAAAGTTGCGTATAATTAAATGGAAGATCTCTCCGAATATCTCCGAGACCCCATCAGCGCAGCGATGATCGCCGCCGGTATAACTGCTGGTTACATTCACTTCAAGGCGTATCTCAATAATGAAGGAAAATTAGAACTAAATAAATACACAAAACCAGCGTTGCTCAATGCCATCCTCGTTTATTTCATCGTGTCTAACGGCCTTGGTCAAAAAGAGACTATATCTACAGACCCTTTTTAAACTTAAAGATTTACTTCATATTATAAGAAAATGACTTCCGTGAATGCCTTCAACGACATGCTCGGTCAATTTCTTGTGGAATTGCACAAGACTTTTCCAGAGGAAAAAGACGTTAAGAAAATGATGACTTCATTCGAAGTCTTGCGAACCACGAGTCCCCGTTTGGTGGTTGACGGTTTCATGAAAGGTGTGAGTCCGTACGCCGATAGAATCTCGGCGAAGGATGAAACCTTCCTTTTGAACGAGATTGACACGATTGATTTCTTGAAGGAATTGAACATTAAGAGTTACTGGACTCGTATGAGTACAGGCACGAAAGATGCTACGTGGCAATATCTTCAAACTCTGTACATGCTCGGTACGACTATTACGTCGATTCCAGCGGATACATTGAACCTCATCGAGGGTATCGCCAAGGACTGCGCTGAAAAGATGGAGACGGAAGGTGGTGAACTCGACCAGGCTGCGCTCATGAAGATGATGGGCAGTATGCTTGGTGGACTTCCCAAAAAATAAACCTCATGATATACTAAATGAAGGCTTGGTTCGACGATCCAAAGCAACTCATCAAGGAAAATAAGATTACACAATTCTGGCCCAATAAAAATCAAACATCAGAAGACCGAATTAATGCTGCTTCCCGTTTTATTATTTACGCGACTTGTATTATTTACCTCACACGCCGTGATCCACGGATCTTTATTTTAGGTGGTACGGTTTTGGGTGTTCTTTATGTTATGTACAAGACAAATATGGTTAGAGAAACATATGGTACTCCAGTTTCTGGAGATACTGGATGCCACATGCCATCTATTGATAATCCAATGGGAAATGTTCTCGTCACCGATTACACGGATGCACCAAATAGATTAGAAGCTTGCTATTACCCAAGTGTCAAGCCATTCGTAAAGAGTTTTCTCGATGATAGATTCCCCACGGATTCCGGCCGTTCGAGGACACCACTTCCACAATATCAGCGCAACGCGGCGGCTCGTCAGTTTGTGACCGCCCCAGTGTCTAACATACCAGGAGATCAGACTGCATTTGCCGAGTGGTGTTACGGTTCAAAGGGTGGTCCCGATTGTAGAACAAGACCACAATTATGTGATCCAAATGCCCGTGGTGCTCAGCTCGGTCCATTCAGAGGTCTTGATATTAGTGGTGATAGACGATAAATATTTCTTATGTAATAATAAATGGCGTACCAACTTCAGCCTGGTTTATCAATTGTCCAAAATACCGGAGCAATTGCCCCTGTCAAAGCGACGGACGAAATCTTCGTCTATCCCCAGCCCAGCTCATTAAATTGTGGTGATTGCCGTCCAAATACAATGTTGTATGGTACGGCTCCATACATGGCTGGTAAGGGCGCCCCTGCCAATTTCATTGACACAAGTGATCAACTCAGGCCTCAAACAACTTCACGTTTTAACAAGGTTATCGTTCCCACATATGAACGTAATCTCTTTCCATTGTCGAACATGGAGTGTAAGACTCCACTTCGTACTATGACTTACGAACCTTCGAGTACACGTGCTGAAATCCAGAATGAACTTTTTGACCAAAGATACGCTAATAAAAATGTTAATAAGAAATAAGAATGGCTGATCCCATTTCGTTAGCAGCTGTCGCGGGATTGATTTTTGCTGGTCGCGCGTTGAGTAACAAAAGCGAACCTCCCAAAGTTGTTCAATGGAAACCAGAAGAACAACAAATCCTTCGAGAAAGAGAGCCGGAATTTGAAGAACCAATATTTGAATCACGTGTTGAAGTACCAAGAAAGGTAGAAGTCACGAGCTTTGCTGATATGGAGGTTCAGTCAAGAAGTGGTGGCCAAGAGTTATTGTCGATGCGTGACCGTATGTATGACCGAGGGGTGATGAACAACCTTTCACCCATTGAAAAGCAAATGGTTGGTCCAGGTTTGGGTGTTGGTGCGGATGTTGCAGCGGTTGGTGGTTATCAGCAAATGTTTAGAGTGAACCCAGTCAATGTTGGTGAATACAGACTCACAACACTTCCAGGCCGATCCGGGCCAGCTATGGATATTACCGGTGGTCGTTCAGCTGTTGTTGGTCAGTTGACACACAATATGCCAGAAAAGACTGCATTCCTTCCATCCCGCCTCCCAACGATGGCCGGTCGGGCTCAGGGTATGACTGGTGTTACCCCAAGAGCCAGTCACCAAAAGACTATGCGTACTACAAATCGATCGGAGACCGGTCTTCGAAATGATGGCCTTGGTTACAACGGCGCGAAGCGTTTCACATCAGCTTTGGCGGTTTCCCAAGATCCAACCCGATTCAAGAGTGACCGAAACGATCAACAGTACAACTACAACAATCAACCAGCACCAGGTATTCACAGCTTCCACGGCGGTTACACGAACAGTGTGGCTGTCCAAGTGTCTGCGAAGACCAACGAAGAATTGATGAAGTATGGATTCCGTCCAGAAGATCGCAGAGGTAAGGCGAATCGTATGGGTAACCCAGGAAGAATGAATGTTACCCAGACCAGGGGTCATCTCACAACGGTTCGGACTGATACTACACGCATCGACGGTCGTGTGAACGCCGCCAACGGTGCATGGACACAACACTATCAACAAAAACCTTATCACCAATTCAACGCCTACAAGTGTAACGAAAATCCACACGCGGCGACGTTGGATTTGGCGAAGAAGCAACTCCACAACAACCCATTGGCACACAGCCTTTCTTAAATTAAATTTAACTTGATTAGACAAAAACAATCATTAAAATTATATGGACTAATTTTAATGAAGGTTCATACCCTTGACATAGATAGTAGCGAACGCGATACCTCTATATACCCACACGCAAATAACTATGTCGTAACTCTCAAAAATCCAATTTATGACATTTCAAAAATAAGCCTTCTATCTGCTCGTATTCCAACTCCACAACTTCTAATAAATAGTTTAAATAAGACTTTTAGTGTTGATGGAGTAAACATTACATTGGATGAAACAAACTATACAAATGGTACAGATCTCGCAACAGATTTAGACGTTAAACTGCAACCCCCCGAATCAAATGTTGATTCAGTTGTATTTGACACTGATACAAATTCACTCATTTTTTCAAACACAAGTGCCGGGGACAATAACTTTGTATTTGAATTCAACAGTGGAACAAATGGATACGCGAGTAATGTATCACCCTTGACAACCCCA